TGCTATCTTTTACATAGTTTGTAAATGACGTTGCTAGTTCATGCAATATATCCATGTCCTCTTTGCTAAAGCCATCTAATGCTCCAGCGTTTGGTGTTACAGCTTCAGGCTTTTTTACAGGATTTCCTGTATCCGTTCCTGTAGTTGCATCCAATACATCATGCTCTACAATTTCCATAGCTGTTACCCATAAATATCTACGTTGATATGTTTCTACTGCACCTACGTTTTGTACCTCATGACAACCTTTTAATGCTGCGCTACCCATAGGACTTGTAATAACAATGCTATCAGTTCCATCTGTAATGGTAAGCGTTGCAAGTTCTGCTGTATAAGATACAACACCACATAAACCTAGTTCATTAAAAATGTTTTGTACTGTAGGCAAAAAATCACCAAGTTCAAAATATTTATAACCAGCAAATTTATTGTGACCCGACTTTTCAAGCTTGCTATTTTGTAGCTTTAACCTAGCAGCCATTAACTTCATATATACATTACTCATAACAATACTCCCCATAAAGTTCTAAAGCTTTCTTACGATAAGCATAATCTGCTTCTTCAATTGTGTCAAACGAACCTATTACTATTTGTTTTTTATCTTTGCAAATTAAAGCTTGATACTTTTTACCATGCTTTCTAACTCCTTTTACGCCAAGCAAATTTCTATTTAATGCAGGTCTGTTTGAATTTTGTTGTGATTGCGTAGCTTCTCTTAAATTAGAAATAGTATTGTTTAGTTTATTGTTGTCAATATGGTCTATTTGTTTTGAAGGCCAAACTCCATAAACATAAAACCAAGCTAAACGATGCGCTCTATAAGATTTTTGATTTAATTTAATTATTCTGTAACCGTCTTTATCAACATATCCAGCAGTATTACCTAGTTTTAACCAGATAAACATTCCTGTATCTTTGTAATAAAGCAATTGAGATTTTAATTCTGCTTGTGTAAGCATGATAGTTCCCTTTTAACATTGAGTGAGTGTGTCGGCTATTAAATGAAAAGGGCATTTAATACTTACCTGCTCTCCAGCAACCGACACTTTACATTATACACAAATTTAAGAAAAAGTCAAGAAGTTTTTAGTTTGACCATGCAATCTCATTAACGCTTCGTAATATTCTTGACTCATTGTATATCTTCAAAACGGTCACGAATAATCAATTTAAGCGTTTCTACACCTTCTAACGCATGGATAAGCGGCAATACATCGTTACCCATCCACATAATCTTGTTAATGTTAATCTCTACGTATTCTGATTCTAAATCGCCAAAAAATACTGCGCTAATGTCCAGGTCGTACTCTACTGTTATCTCTACTCCGTTTACTGTTAGATTTGTAATCATTTCCATGCCTCCAATATTATCCAAACATTTCCGTGTTTAACTGCGTTTAATTTACCGTTGTTGCATAAATATCTAACCCACCTACCTGATTTGCCCATCTGTGCTGCTATTTCTTCTACTGTAAACATTTAACCTCCGTTCCAAGATTGGAATTATACATCATTCTTCCATCTCTGCAAAGTGATTTTCACCACAACAGCTTAACCAATCACCTTTAGGCTCGCCACAATATACACAACCTATGTATGTATCCTTCTCAATTTCTAAAATCTGTAGCTCTGACATAACTTGCGCTTCAAACATTGCCTGGCACACGCTCAACCTCCTTAAGTGTTTCAATTAATCCATGTATAATTTCCCATGACTTTTTATATTCTTTAGCTGCAATTTCATCTGTTTCATTACAAAAAGCCCGAATTAAACATTGTTTAATAAATTCTAAATCTTTTATCATTATTCGCCCCTTTCTTCTACAATTTTGCTAGTAGCATCATACATAGCAATCATAAGTGATTTAGTAAACAACAGTATGTCTGCATCTGCTTTATCTTTATCATCTTGCTTATAAGCGTGCATTCTAGTTACGTATGCTTTAAACATGGCACGTAGTGTTGTTTGCGTTACGTCAAAATCAACGTATTCGTCTGCTAACAGCTCCCAAACAAAATCTTTATTGTCTGCTGCTTCTTCAATCTTGTCTTCAATGTATTCGTCTTGTATTGTATAGTCCACTTTAGCCTCGTATGGGTTATTAAGATAGTATTCGTAATGGTCACTCATTTCCATCCCTTCCATTCTGCGATAGCGCCTAAAATTGCAAATATGGCACAAACTGTTGCGCCACCTAAACATAAAATTAACAAGTTATCTAACATTTTGTATCTCCGTTTGCGTTGTTGATGTGTTCATTATATTCCGTTCTTGGAAGCTGTCAACATTTATTTGCATTTATTTTTAAATTGATTATGCAAAGTTCATAAGTAAAATAAATTATGCATTAGTTTATTTTTATGCGTTAATGTAAACCATTAGTTTAGATGTAGAGATATGTCTTGACTTTTGACGCTAAATGTGGTAGTATTACGATAACGAATGAAAGTTCGTATGTCGCTTGCAGGCGATTATTTAGAGTAGCCATTAGTCAAAGCCCTGCTTCCTACTCGGAAGTCCTGCAACCAGCCTTAAAAAGCTGGAGGGTTTTGTCTAGTGGCTTTTTTTATGGATAAAAGATATGCACTACTATCAATTTAACATTGGCGATTACGCTAGTCACACAAAACATTTAAGCCTTATAGAGGATATTTGTTATCGTAGAGCTTTAGATTATTATTACTTGCACGAAAAACCTTTAACTAATGATATTGCAAAATTATCCAGGCTTTTAATGGTGAGTGAATATCAATCTGAACTGATGACAATATTAGATGAATTTTTTGTTTGTGTTGCTGAGGGATACATAAATCCTCGTGCAGATAAAGAAATTAAACAATATCAAGAGTTTAGCGATGCTGGGAAGCGTGGGGCAGCTAAGAGGTGGTCTAAGGATGGTGATAGCCCCCCTAAAGCCCCCCTAACAGGTGGTGTATCAGGGGCTAATGCTAAACAAGAAACAATAAACAATAAACATAAAACAGTTATTAGCGATGATTTTAAAGTTAGCGATTATGTAAAATTTTGGGCTTTAAAAAATAAATATCAATTAAAAATGATAGAAAAGCATAAAGATTATTTTGTAGCTGCTTGCAAATCTAATTCTTACGAAAAAGAAAATTGGGATGATTTTTTTATTAAAGCTATTATTGATAACTGGATGAAAGCACCAAACCCTAAAGGCGGTTTAGTAACATGATAATTAACCCTAGAAGTTTACTTACAGAAATAGATGCACTATACGATGGAGGCATTGCACGTGGACACACAACTGGTTGGGCTAATGTGGACGAGTTTTTTACTGTTAAGCACGGTGAGTTTACTGTTATTACTGGTATGCCTAGTCACGGAAAGAGTGAGTGGCTGGATGCTCTGTGCGTTAATCTCGCCATACATCACAATTACCGTATTGCTATGTTTTCTCCTGAAAATCATCCATTAGAGATGCACGCTAAAAAGATTATTGAAAAATATGCTGCAAAGCCGTTTTTTGGTAACAATCGCATGAAGCAAGATGAAATGTACGATGCGTTAGATAGGATGAACAAAAACTTTTCATTTATTAAGCCAATTGAAACTGAGTTTACGCCTATGCACATTATTAACGAGGCATTGCCGTGGCTTGACCAATCATTGACGCAGCCAAGAGCATTGGTAATTGACCCTTGGAATGAGATGGACCATTACAGGCCACCAGGACTAAGCGAAACAGAATACATTAGCCGTATCTTGACTGAACTGCGTAGAGCTGCAAGAGAATACAAGTGCCATCTATTTCTAGTAGCTCATCCATCTAAAATGGCTAAAGACAAGGATGGGAATTATCCTGTGCCAAGACCTTACGACATCTCCGGCAGCGCTCATTGGTATAATAAAGCTGACAATTGTATTGCTATTTGGCGTGACGTAGCGAATAATCCACAGGAAACACAGGTACACATACAGAAGGTTCGATTTAACAGCACAGGGAAGCCTGGCATGGCTGAGTTGCTATACGATTACAACAAGGCTACATACATACATGAGCAAGCACATTACAGGAGTTTGTGATGAAGTGGGTATTACTAGATGACGAAGGCCAGCCTATCAGATACTTTGACCATCCTGCTGAAGGCACTATTGAGATTGTAGAGCCTAAGTATGTTGTTGATTGGAATAATTACGAGGAGTGTTTACTATGAATTTTACTGACACAGAATTTTATAAACAGTTTGGTGATGCTGAGTGGAAAGTAACTACAGTCGATGGTAAGATATATAAAAGCGATGGATGGCTTTTAAGTTACGATGATATACAATACGAACAGGTAACGCCACATACGCATAAAACAACGGAGGTGAAGCGTGGACGCAAATGAGCTATATTATAAGCTAACGCAAGCTGGTGATGATTGGGCTGACAAACAAGCAGCCTACAATGTGCTAGATGATACTAAAAATGCAGTATTGGCCCAGCTAACATTAAAATCAAAGGCTACAAGCGTTGCTGCAAGAGAAATAGAAGCAAAGGCATCAAAAGAATATACAGAACACGTAAAGCACACTCAAGATGCTATGAAAGCTGCATTAAAAGCAAAAGTAAATTACGAGTCCATTAAAATTTGGATTGAACTTAAACGTAGCGAAGAAGCTACACGTAGAGCGGAGATGAAATTATGAGAAAAGAAAACTCACACAACAAAAAGATTAAAGAAGTAGTAGCTTTTAACCATGCAATAGCGTTTCAGCATATTATTGATGGCCCTAAAAGCGTAGAAGAATTAGCCAAAGCTATGTTCATGACTGAAATATCAGCATGGGATTATCTTGTATGGCTTGAAAGAAGTGGCTTTGCAACTGTGACTAAAGCTAAAAGGATTCGATTGGTTAAAGTTTATTCAGCAGCCAACATTGACAAATACAAATGGCCTAAAGCGTACACAGAGTCTAAAGACCCACAGCGTGATTACTTTGACAAGGTAGTTTATCCCGATTTACATAAAGAATTACGGGATGCAATCTTTGAGGGTCGTATTAGCGCAGACGTGGTTAAGGTTTACAATAGAGCAGCTACAGAGCGCTGGGCGTTAAACTATAAGGCTGATTATCATGGTGGCTTTCAATCTACAATGAATGGCGAGTATTTTGTATGATGAGAAATCCTTTAGCAGTTCATATTGATTTTAAAGACATCAATGGATTGTTAGAAAAACGGCTGCCGTCAAATATTGACATGATAATGGAACGGCATGGTTATTTCTTAATTGGCGAATGGAAGCGTGAAAACGAAAAAATTAGCTTAGGCCAACAAATACTATTAAAGCAATTGGCAAAAGTAGATAAATTTACAGTATTAATTATTGTAGGCGATACTGATAATGGAATGAACATAATCAAACTATGGCAATTATGTCGTGATGAAACTTGGTGCTTGGTAGGAAACTCTACACAAGATTTTAAAAACTACTTAGTGCAATGGGATAATAGTGTCTAAAAAACAAGAGAAAGCTTACTATGCTAAACTGTCTGAACTTGGCTGTATTGTGTGTCACAATTTGGGTTATGGTTATTCTGCACCACACATTCATCACATACGTCACGGAGCGGGAATGGGGCAAAAAAGCCCTTGGCAAGATGCTATCCCTTTATGTCCTAACCATCATACTAACGGTGGTTACTCTATTGCATTGCACGCTGGCATAAAAGCATGGGAAAGTAATTTTGGGACAGAAGAAACTTTACGTGACCAAGTATGGAAGATGCTAAATGAAACCTGAACAAGAGATACAGTATTGGAAAGAGAAGTATTTTCATCAGCAAGCACAGTTCTTATCATTGCGTGAGCTGTACAATAAAACTATTCGTGAGTATGACCAACCTGAAATTAGATTACTGAAAGCACAATTAGATGATAAAGCTCGACTTGCCTTGGCCTAGCTCCACTAATCACAGCCATCATTACGGCTCAGGTCGTAAATTCTTAAGCAAGTCTACTAAGATATTTCGTGAGAAGGTACAGGAAATTGTAATAGACGCAAAATGTGGCAAGATAGAGGGAAGGCTTGCTGTGTTCTACGCATTTTATCCACCAGACAAACGTAGGCGTGATATTGGCAATTACGAGAAGCAAGCTACAGATGCGCTAATGGAAGCTGGACT